ACTCTTAATATACACTAATTTTTATACTATGTAAAGCAAAGTTTATAAAAAAATACCAAATAGTTTATAAAAAGTGTTGACAGTATATAAAAAATAGTGTATACTTGAATTATCAAGGGGCATGGAAAAAACCCCCTTATTTTTTTTATAGACCTTTTAATATTTTTATGCTATAATGCTTTCAAGTACCTCTAAGGTCCGTTTGCGCAATGGAAACACTTACCAGACAGACCGAGAGTACTATTTTCTCACCTTCACTGAGCAGCTCAGATATAGCTCAGATAATCGTTGAAAACGGCAAGAATGACGCAAAAATCAGGGATATGAAAACTGCCCAGAAGTATTTTGACGGTCATTCAGACATTGAACTTAAAAAACGTGTCTACTACGACAAAAAGAAAGTTGCGTATGAAAATCCTGCTGCAAATAATGCAAAGCAAAAATCAGGATTCCTGCGACAGCTTGTTGAGCAGAAGCAGAATTATGCTTTTGCAAAGACATTTGTCCTGAAACTTTCCACGGCAGAATCAAAAGAAGTTGACCTCACAAAAGATGAATACGGAATAGCGTGGAAGGATTTTTGTGACCGTTCCCTTTTTAAAACCGTCTATCAGCTGGGCGGCCAGTCTATACTTAACGGCATCGCATGGGGCTATTTGTGGATTGATGAAAACGGCGACCTGCAAATAAAAGACATCCCGCCGGAAATGACATATCCAGTCTGGCATGACAGGCAGCATACACACCTCGACCGGCTCGTGTATAACTTTTACCGGCTAAAATATAATTCTATCACCCCGGACCGGACGGAGTACGCCGAATACTGGACGGAAAGCGAACGGATTCTTTTTAACGCTACGGACGGATACAAGCCGGAAACGACACTTGTTGATGATAAAGACAATCCGATTTTCAGCCACATGACCGGCGGTGTATCATGGGGAAAAGTCCCTTATATTTTCCTCAAGGCTACGGATGATGAAAAGCCGCTTTTGAACTTCATCAAGGAACAGGTTGATTCGTACGAAAAGATGGATTCAAATTCCGTCGACAGCCTTATAGATGACTTAGACCCCCTGCTGGTGCTGAAAGGTGTGTCGCCGAACGTAAAAGACCTGCTGGAAGCCAGGGAGCTTGCAAAAGTTACTCGGACAGTATCTCTTGACCCGGACGGGGATGCCCATTTTATTCAGGCGCAGACACAGATACAGTCATACATTGAAAAGCTGAACGCGCTGCGGAAAGATATTTATAAATTCGGTTATGGGGTGGATACGCAGGATGCACGATTTGGCGGAAATCCTAACCAGCTTGAGATAAAATCCCTGTATCAGGATTTGGATACATATACTGACGGTCTGGAGCGCCATCTTCAGGATTTTATCGACCAGCTTAAGTACTTTTTTGATAAGTGGTGGGAGTTTTCCGGACACGGAGCCTTTGTCATTGCCCAGAGTTATAAAGCCTTGGTAAAACTTGACCGCTCCATGCTGATAAACCAGTCTGCCCTCATTGATGATACTGTTAAACTGCAGTCCACGGGCGTATCACAGAAAACCCTGCTGGAATTCAATCCGGCCGTGCAGGATGTGGAGCAGGAAAAAAAGCGCCTTGAAGAAGAAAAAAAAGAGCGTGATGCTGATAACAGCCTGTTTGATTTTGGGAAGGAACCGGAGGAAAAAGAGGGTGAAAATAAAGGGGAGGATGAGTGATGCAGTGGCTTGTTGACCTGATAAACAGTCCGAATGCGCCGCTTGCATTGTGCATCATACTACTGGTATTTTTTGTCGGTGTTACGCTGTCTAAGCGCGGGCTGCTCGGAATTCATACCAAGTATGTCACGCTGGGGGCAGTCAGCAAGGAAGAGGCGATAAAAGAACAGCAGATGGATAACGCGTATCTGTTTATTATGGCTCTGGCACAGAAAATAGATGCCGGTGCCCCGGATGTGAACAAATGGAAGACGCGTTGTATTCTGGAAATGATATACGATGAGGTTGTCCGCTGGGTTGTGCACAACCATATCCGGGAAGATGAAGTGTATGTTGCCGCAAAGCAGCAGATCTTAAGGAATATCGTGTACAACGTGCAGGATATTCAGGAGCTATTCAAAACGCGGGAGTTCGCAGAGCGAATGGACAAATGGACAGCGGAGCTTATCAATATGCTTGTGCGGACAAGGAAGGTATACAGCCATGACTAGCAGATGGGAAGGGATTCAGAATAAGCTGTGGGGTATGCAGGAAGGATGTTTCTTTCTTACGCTCTGCTCCATTGCTGAAGAATACAATATAAGTCACGGCGGAAACAAAGTTGATTTGGTAGACGCTGTAAACAAAGCCTTTGACATGAAGTGGATTAAGAGTGACTATACAGTCCTCAACGACACTGCTCTACTGTCATGGCTTTGTAACGGTGCGAAGGTAAGCAAACGCGTAAGTAACACATGCGGATTGCTTAAAGCAAACGAATACAGTGCCTGCAAATATGCTCTTGATAACAAGCTGCATTTCAGAAGGCGCTATTTTGATGTGTACACAAACAGCAGGACCGTTAAGGACGGCAAGTTTGTGCATTACTACATTTATACGATAGGAGAATAAAATGGGAATTCTTTATAGATGCGGCGGAGACAATAACAACATTTGCAAGTACCTCCCCAAAACGGGGGATAATATAACCATCCCTACCCCAATATATAAGCTTGGTGATGCCGACCCGGGAATCGACATGTTTTTCTGTTCCGGCTGGGCGGCAGCACCCGGCTCCACTAGAGATTTCGGAATTTCAATAGTGGCTGATACTTGTGGGATGGGGGTTGGTACTGCTGGTAATGGTTATGGTTCGGTTGTTGGGCTCCCGTATGCTTCATTTGTCCTAGGGCGTAATGGTGTGGTATCTGTGGCGAATGGCGCAGTAGACAGATACCCAAACCCGTCGCAATCCTTAACAGAGGGGGGAGATTTTACTTTTGACGGTGTGCCTGTTGATGTTGTCAGAGAAGGACAGTCGAAGTCAGGCGGTGGTAACACCTTTGTTATGTGCAAGCATGGCGACATAAGAAACATGGTCAAAAAAGTTTCCTTTAATGTTACCAGTGATTACTCCCAATTAATAACCATAAGCAGCCGGGGGTTCAAGCTTGGGAGTGATATAATCATGACATCGACAGAGAACCCTGGCACCGGGGTTTGCCTGTCAGATTGTGTTATACTTGCACCGCTAGCATCTACGCCGTTCAGACTCTGTGAAGCGGGAGAAACGATTTCGTTAGGTACAGGCTGGCATAACTCTGATTTCTGGGTTGCCATCGAGCTGTAATGTTACATGGGCGTATGGCTTTATATGCGAAGGGGTGGCCGCTGCTATTTTTAACATGTTTGCATACATGACAGGAGACTAAACATGGACTTTGAAACATTTTCACTGAACGCGATGTATGTCGCCATTTTCATGGTGGGCATTACACAGATGGTCAAGACGTTTTTGAATATCAAGAACGTTAAACTTAAGGCTGCTATTACGCTGCTTGTAGGACTTGCAGGCGGTGCACTGCTGTACTTTAAGTTGTATTGGATTTTCATTACACTTTCCGGCATTTCTATCGGTGTAGTGTTCTATGATTCCGTACTTAAACTTATTGAAAACTTGATTGCAGGAATCAAGAGGTAAGTTAAACAATAGAAGGAGACTAAACATGGAAAACTCTGAAGTAGCTATGGATTTTGGTGAAGCATTGACACGGCTTAAGAGAGGTGAATGTGTTGCAAGAAAAGGATGGAACGGTAAAGGGATGTTCCTTACGCTGCAGACAGGCTCTAAGGTCGCAGGCGATAAAATGCGCAATGGAGGCGCAAGAGATTATTATGGGATATATCCTGTAAAAATATGTCCACATATCGACATGAAAGCAGCTGATGACTCTTATGTTGTCGGGTGGCTTGCAAGTCAAACAGACCTGCTTGCAGAGGACTGGGTTACAGTAGACCCTGCTCTCATGATTCCTCGATGTACACGGAACGTAAACTAGAAGAGCACTGAATATGGAGCAGGAACTTACACATTCTTTTATGCACGACTACTGGTACCTTACTGTCATTGGTGCAGAACTTGCAGCACTTATCTGGCAGGTAATCGGCGTCATAAAGGACTGCAAGAAGTACAAATATAACTGGCATACAGAAGAGGAAACTGAAAAGTGAACTTGTGGAGGAGGAAAATGAATGACGGGAAGATTTTGGCTTGGTTTCTTGTTCTCTGCGCTGCTATCTGTGTTTCCGTGTGTTTCACAGACTGCGCAACGACAGGACTACAGAGAGACACTGGGGACGTTATCGCAGCAAATGCACGAGCAGCTGGACGACTTGAAGCAACAGTCTCAAGTCTTGACGACATCGTTAGCGATAGCAGAGAGCGACTTGCAATTGTCTCAAGAGCAAGTCAAAGAATTGCAGGCGGAGTTGGCCGCGTTGAATACCTGTTTGGAGAATACGAACAGGAAACTCTCAGACTACTCGACGAAATTGACAGCTTACGAAGTCAAATTGAAGCAGAGGGCAAAGATAATAGCAGGATTGATGGGAATACTACTAGTACTGATACTGATTAAAATTGTATTTGTTTTCCTGTACATAAAACACATTCCCATTCCTCGCATTGTAGATATACTTGCATGATGTACAGGCTTTGCTCTGGACGTGTATTTCTGCTGGAAAAGGATGCGGAAGCGCATGTAAGAAAAATTGGAAGGGGCAGGGTAGTTAAATCCGGCAACTATATTGTTGTTTTACAGGAAAGCAAAGACCGTCGTAAGCTTGATTTTGCGCTGGAATCATACAGAAAAGAAAAGCAAGATGTTTTTGTAGCGATAGAAAGATAAGAGATATATGAATAAATACCGTAATATCAAGACTGTTGTAAATAACATAACTTTTGATTCAAAGAAAGAAGCCGCGAGGTACTCTGAATTACTGCTGCTTGAGAAAGCAAAAGAATTGAGCAATCTTCAATTACAAAAACCCTTTGAAATCTGTCCTAAGAAAAACGGAAATAAACGTGCAAGGTATTATGTCGCAGATTTTGTGTATTACGACAGATTTTCAAGGACATGGGTGATTGAAGATGTAAAAAGCCCTATAACACGGAAAAATCCTGTTTATTCATTAAAAAAAGCTCTTATCCTTGCTAATTATCCTGAATACGAGTTTAGGGAAAGCTAAGGAGTGCTGCTGGATGACCGGCTCCAGTAAAAAAAAGCTGTTGAGAGAATATTTATACCGAAGCATCAGGCAGGTTTATATCACAATATGAGAGCGACAAATGACAGGCAGCTTGAACTTGATTTTGTTGTGTAGTATCTAGCTTTTTTTGCAGGCTTGGTATATAATAAATGCAAGAACCTTGAAGGTCGGATTTCGCAGGAAGTCCGACTTTTTTTGCTTTAAAGGATTTTATGACGGAACTGCAGAGTGAGGAGATAAAGAACGCCATAGTCTCACAGCTTTTGAAAACGGCTCCGGAATGTGCCGTGTACAAAGAAGCTCAGTCTGCGCCTGAATATCCTCATTTTTTCATCCACCTTATTGACGTATCGGATGAGGAAGAGCGCAGGAAGTGCCACATCCTGACGTATTTATTTGATTTACGGTACAGGATAAAAAGTGACCCAAGCACAGACCTGAACCTTGAGCAAAGCCTTGATGCAATGGCCTTGAAGCTGCTTTCAGCTTTTAATATCGTTGATTGCGGAGATGTAAAAATCCGCTTTGAGGATAAGCATTATGAAAAACAGGACGGCGTGCTGCATTTTTTCTGCAAAGTAAAGATGATGGTACATGACCGTGAAAATACAGCTTCAACGCCGTTCGGTGGAATTGAGCTGGAGATAGGACTAAAGGGGGCCTGATGGTTTACGTACACAGACCGACAGAAATTGAAGCTGTCGAGGTCAAGAAAAACAATCTCAATGAAATCATGGATTTTGCCGGGGATAATGTGATAGTTTCTTATTCTAAGGACCGGAAGGGGAATGTCACATATACAGTGGTTCAGGTTGATAATATCACTTTGAAAGTATTTCCCGGAAGCTACCTTATCAAGAATGAGGATGGAATCAGTTTCACCGTGATGAAGGACGGGGATTTTGAATACAACTACATGGAGAAGGAATAAGAATGGCAGGTGGCACTTGGACATCGCAGAATGAAGTCCGTGCGGGAGCATACATAAACTTTGTCCCCGCCCGGAAAAGCCCCATGACTGTTGGCGACCGTGGAATTGTTGCAATTCCGATGGATTTGCCGTGGGGGGTAGAAGGGCAGCTCATTGAAGTCCTTGCAGAGGATTTCGCAATGGGCTACAGTAAGAAGGATATCGGTATAAGCGTTGACGATGACGGGGCAAAAAGACTTCGCGGCGCGCTGTCATACTGTTACAAGGCGCTTGTTTACAGGATGAACAAAGGCGGGCACCGTGCTGCAGGAACTGCCGGAAACCTTACGGCAACCGCAAAGTATGCCGGAACTAAGGGGAATGCCATAAACTTTGCCGTCATTGACAATGAGGATTTGACATTCACCGTTGTTACTTATGTAGACGGCTCTGTCGTGGATTCTCAGACCGTATCTGAAATCGCAGAACTTTCTGCAAACGACTGGGTTACATTCAGCGGAGACGGAGCGCTGGAAGCTACGGCAGGAGTGCCGCTTGAAGACGGTACTGACGGCATCGGTTCGGAATCTGATAATTACAGTGAATTCCTTTCCCTGCTTTCCATGTCAAAGTGGCAGGTAGTAGCCTGTATGTCCTCAGAATCCCTCATCAAGGAAAAGATTGTCAAGTACATCAAATCTATGCGGGATGATGAAGGCCGCTATGTGCAGGGTGTTGTCGCCGACTATGACGGTGCCGATTATGAAGGAATCATCAATTCAGTTTCCGGGGCCGTCATTAACGGTGAAACTTATTCCGTGCTTGATTTTGTGTCTGTAACTGCGGGACTTTCCGCCGGTGCCCGGCTCAACGAGAGCAACACCGCCCGTGTTATTAACGGCGCAACGAAAATCATCAACGAGATGAGCAGCACCGAAATTAAAAAGGCACTGTCTGCGGGTAAGTTCCTGCTTTCCACGTCTACCAGCGGCAAAATTAAGGTTGAGCAGGATATAAATTCCCTGCATACCTTCCACGCTACAAGGGACCGGAATTTCAGCAAAAACCGCATCATCCGCACCCTTGACGAAATCGGTACCACGGTCAAAGAGACGTGGGAAGATACCTACATGGGCAAAGTTGACAACGGCGCTATGGGTCGGGGACTTTTCAAGTCCGACCTTGCAGAGTACGGTTCAGAGCTTATGCGGATTTCGGCCATCGATGAATTTGATGCAAACGATGATATTGACGTGCGGCAGGGGCAGGATTCGGATTCCGTGCTTGTTGACTGGCAGGTAAAGCCGATTGACAGCATGGAAAAGCTCTACATGACGGTAATCGTCACGAACTAAGGCGCACGGCGTAGAACCTTCAAGGTCAGCCAAACTTGGAGGATAATACTATGTATATGAAGGCGCGTGATGCCATAAGCGGCAGAGAAGGGACACTGTATGCCACCATCGACGGCAAGGTGTTTGAAGTGGCGGAATGCAAATCGATTTCTGCAAAGATGGAGAAAAAGAAGGTCGATTTCCGTGCACTGGGGTACCGCGGTACACAGCACAAGGCAACGGGCTGGGATGGTACCGGCCAGCTGGTCATTCACTACGCATCCAGCCGCTGGGTCAAGATGATGGTTGACTATGCAAGGACCGGAGTTGACCAGTACTTCAAGCTGCAGGTGACAAATGATGACCCCACGGCAGAAATCGGCAAGCAGCGCCTTACCCTGATAGATGTAAACCTGAACGGGGCGGAGCTTGCAAAGCTTGACGTTGAATCGGACATCCTTGACCAGTCAATGGACTTTACGTTCAGCGACATGGTGCTGAATGAAGAATTTTCTGAACTCAAAGACTAAGGAGATTATATGAGCGCACTTGAAGAATTTCTTACACTTGGAAACGTCGAGGATATCCGGCAGGACGTTGAAGTCAAAATCGGTGGCAAGTCCTACACCTTTACGGTGCGGGCGCTCACCAATGCAGAGCACAATGAATTCCAGAAGCGAGCTTTTTCTGTGAATTCAAAGGGGAAAATTGCCTTTGACAGCGGCAAGTACAAGATGCTGGAAGTTCTGCATTGTGTCGTTTCCCCGGACTTCTCTGATGCGGAATTCCTGAAAAAGACAGGCTGCGTGTCTGCGGAGGATTTCTACACAAAGCACGTGCCCGCAGGTGTTGTGCAGCATATCGGCAGTAAGATTGAGGAGCTTTCCGGCTTCACGCCGTTCGATGAAGAGGTGGACGAAGCAAAAAACTGATTGCGGAGGACGGCGAAGCGCTGTATTGCGAGTATGCCGTCCTCAATTTCCATTGGAAGCCCCACGAATTCTGCGGGCTGCCACGGCGGGAGCGGGCATTTGTCATAGCCTGCATTGACAACAGGGTCAAGGCGGAACAGGAAGAGATAAGGAAGCATGGCTAAAATAAATACCACAATTTCATTCCGGGATGAAGTCTCCCAAAACATGAAAATGATGAACCAAGCCCTTACTACGCTGAATTCGACCCTGCGGGAAATGCAGGGGGCGGCAAAAGGCGCCGGGGCAGGTGTAGACACACTCGGCGGGAAAGCGCAGGGACTGGGCAAGCTGTTCAGCTTCAATCAGGCAGTTTCCGCTTTTCAGGCAGTGAAGGGCGCTGTCAACTCCGTTACCGCAAGCATTGGGGAAATGAGCGACGCTTATAGTTTCCAGATGGAACAAGAAACGAAACTTGAGACCGTCATGCGGAACCACATGAAAGCCAGTGAGGAACAAATAAAATCTGTAAAGCAGTTGACGTCAGATTTACAAGGTACTGGCATTTACGGCGACGAAATGCAGATGGCAGGTTTGCAGGAGCTTGCCACCTACGTTGACGATGTGGACACATTGAAGGGGCTTGCCCCTGTTCTCAACTCAATGCTTGCGCAGGGTGTTGGAACAAACGCGACCGCAAGGGATATGCAGTCCTATGCAACCATGCTCGGAAAAGTCATGCAGGGGCAGGTCGGCGGTATGTCAAAGCGCGGTTATAAATTCACCGAAGCCGAAGAAGAGATACTCAAGACAGGCACGGAATTGCAGAAGTTGCAGGTGTTGCAGAATAACGTACTGGGCAATTTCGGCGACATGAATGCAGCCCTTGCACAAACCCCGCAGGGGCAGATTATCCAGCTTAATAATACTTTTGGGGACTTAAAAGAAGAGATAGGCAAGGCGCTCATCCCTTATACGCAATTATTCACAATTTCAACAATGCAATGGAAAATCAAGTGGTATGAAACCATTATCAAAGCGCTTAATTTCCTCACGGAGCATATAAACCAAGCAATCATTGCGCTTGCTGCACTGGGCACGGCTGCCGTTGCTGTTGGTGTGTATTTTGCTATCCTGCACAAGCAAGAAATTGCGGCGGCTATTGCTGCGA